CTCGCGCCAGATCTGGCTTCATTGGATAATTACTCCAAAGAAATATCCCAGGCTAAACCATGTGTCGTAACCAAAAGCTGAAAATCAGGTCTCCACCTTCATTTCTTCAGCTATCCATGGCAATTCCTGTTAGAGTCTGTGGGAAGGTTCCTTAGAACCACCCACTAGTCGCTCCAGATACTTTCTAAGAAACAAATTGATGTAAGTGTAGTGTTACCAAAATAACACCAGAGCTTACTCATCAATCTGGTCCATAATTTTCCTCCACGTCTGCGAACGCCTTCTTTAAAGCCTCTCTCCCTCCGTACATTAAATGCTCCCAACCCTCTGACGGAACTTCAAGAGGTCGCACCGCTATATTTACACAGTGCAATGTATTTAAAATCTTGATATTTAAAATGGCCTCATCAGGCCATTGACGCACTGATCTGCTGTCCACCAACATATGATATTAAACGGAAGTCATCTCCTCCCGCCCAGAACCACTCAATTGTTCGTGCAGCTGTATCTACGTCGATTTTGTAAAACAATCTTCCTGAAGTCCTCAAAGGAATTTCAGTAGTGACAAAAGAAAATAGACTATAGTTGGTGTTTGCTGTATAGGGAACACAAACAACATTAGAACCACTATCAGTGGACCCAATCATGTTCCCTAATTGCCAAACTGTAGGAACTGCAACTATATCTATATTGCCAGCATCGTAATACACATCAACTCTAGGTGTATTGGTATTCACAATTTGAATCACATGCTTTAAATTCAAAGAACCACGATATCCACGATATGACTTCATTATAAAAGAACGAAAAGTCACAGCGTTCACAATATCGTCGATGTCAATAATAACATTAACATCCGATGTTAAAGCCTGCGATTTAAATGTCATAAAACACCTAAATAGATCTCTAAATGACTTAATTTCGGGTAAGCCATTCAAATGATCAATGCGTTCATAAGCATCTTCTGGCCCGAGAACGAATCTTGCCTCACTCGTAATCCCGACCGGACCATGTGGAACATCCTTAGACACTCTAAGTGATCTCCTACCACCTTTAACGGTATCCACCGGAAGCTTTTCCAACTCTGCTGGTGCAGTAGCTGGATTAGCCTTTAAACCAAAGAACTGACAATCTGAACAAGATAAGAACAAATTGACATAAATATCACCTGGTGTACCATTTGCGGCAGTAAGTGGAGTTCCAACAAATATTGCAAACACTCCAGTAGTAAATCGATAAGGCGACCCACTGGCCATGTTTGTTTTCGTTATTATAGAGGTTTCAAGGGCGAGATTCCTAGTAACAAAGGGTATCTCAAATTCCCACCTTCTATTAACATCCCTTAAACTGATTTGTGCATAGTAGGAATTGAAAGCATCAGTGATAGTTGGATTTAAAGCATCACGCCCAGGCATAAAAGCTACAACTAGCTCCATAGCCTGAAATTGCGTACCAACCATCTCCATAATTAATTTCAACCTACCTCTCCAGTACTGCGTCATCATACATAATATGTCTGCCGCAGTGGGGTAATAGCTGTTTGTAGTCCTATCATTAGTGGACCGCCATGCTGGGGTTACGAAAGCTTGATAGAGGAGAGTACCTCCAGTAGCAGTCGTATCCACAGGGAACGTAGCCACTCTCGGTTGTCGCATAAGCAACTGATCGAAAGCCATGTCGTCAACGTCTGTTCCCAAATGCTCAGGATGAGTTGGGTCAACAAACGTACCTTTAATTTCTAGGGGTTCAACAGGATGTGGTAAATCTATAGCACCATGAAAAGCATTCCGTAGCATCACAGGTCGTGGATGATACGGATCTTCAATGTGATCCATTGAAGTGATAGCATCTATGCCATCATGTGCTATGTCCTTAAGACCATCAAGCGCGGTATCTACTACCTTACGCGTGACTAAGCGCACTCGCTTAGCTATAAAATCTGGCAAAAATCCATGCATTACCTCAGTTGGACTGATAGTAATCTGGACAGAGCGTGGAACCTTAAACAAAGATTCTGTCAAACGGGCAGAACAAGAAACGGTAACCACCGGAGTAGTTCCATCAGCAACACTCAAGGGATTTGTAATATATACCCAAATCACGCCAAGACTAGCCAACAATGAAGAATCGTTGTACCTAGCCAAGTCTAATGAACACATTGGATGTGAAAAGGGCACAAATACAGTCACAGGAGTAGGATGCGATAACAAGATTCGTTGGTGAGGCAACTCACTCAACTGATCATAGGAAGGTGCTAGAGCTATAAAAGCTGTTTTAGTTATGAGTGGATAAAGACCCACACTCAAACTTCCCCCAACATACTGGGTAGAATTAACAGTCAACATCAACTCAATGCCACCACTCCAAAAAACCATGTTTTCGAACCCTTGTCGCAACTGATATAAGCGCAATAAATCATAAGGAACCGCATGTAACATCAGTGGATTCACTGATGTCATGTCCCACGTAATTACGTGGATTTTGTACCATTTATTAGCCATACTAGTATACGACTGTGCTTGATCATCAACAACACTTGTAATCCTCTTCAATCTTGAAACTCGAATTTCATTATTAGGAGTTATAACAAGCGCTTGATTAGAATCAATTACACTCGTTCCATTCGCTCTTTGTTGTTCGTCGGACACATTCTGAACCCCATTATCCATAGGACCATGGGTTTCCTCTTCGTAAACATCCAAACCAGTCAACTTTGGGGTTTCAGGCTTGTCATTCACGACATTACCAATAGCCATTCTCTCTTTAATCCTCGGACTTAAGTAAAACAAGACTACATGGTTCTTCGTACAACGAACAGTGACCAAGTGGCTACCATCTAACCGTTCCCTAGGAAACAACACGACTTCATCGTAAGTCGTTCCCTGGACGGTACATGGTTTCGCACGAACTCGACGAAAATGTCTCTTACGATTCGCAGGCAAATCAAATACCAAAGGATTGATTCGATCAACTACAGCAATCGTAGCAGGACCCGTAGGTCCATGACACTCATCGGCCACTTTACGTGCACCATTTTGCCTTTCAAGATAGGCAACAATCTCTTCATCAATTTGCGGAGAAACACGTTCATATTTTTTAAAATGAACACAATCAAACGCTTCTCGCACATCAAATTCGAAAACTGGTAATTCATCTCCCTTAAACTCGAACTTATTAACTAAGTTTGAGCTCAGTAGACCAACATCAAAATATCCACCAGTCACAAATTCAATTGCTAGCATGTCGTAGGATTTTATCCTAAGACTATACTCCACCTCATGTTCCCGCAAAACTTTCTCAAAAAATCCACAATAACGTTCATATTCATGACGTCCATAAAAGAATAATTGATAGCACGCACTATCAATCGTAGCTTGCAAAGCTTCTGCAAAACTACTATATTTCGACTTCTTTACCCAACAAATGGAAGAATCCACTGACAATTTATTAACATGAGCGTAGTACAACCTACACTTCTCATCCCAAATACATTTAACTTTGAGATATTCCAAATTTGCCACGTGGACCATAGGCCCCCATTCACCAGACTTAGCAGCCGGTGTATAATCATATCCAAACTCTGCAAAAAATGCAGTTAAATTTGGGCCATTATACTTATCTCTATATTCTTTTACGACAGCATTTTTATTATCGTCACCATAGGTTTTCAGAGCAACACTTCTCTTCCAAACACTAAACTGAATAACACCTGTTAAAACAATAAAAGCCAAACTCAACATATATATATTTATCAAACAATTAATTATACAAGTTATAAAACTACCACTCGGTAAACCCGATAAGGTGTAATATAAGAAATCAACTGCGATGTGTCTAGTACTAGCCAATTCTGCTAATATAACACACCTAACCAAATCATCTTCATATTTCCAATTCTTATCGTAAACTCTATACCACGCGTTGATTGCTTCAACAGCAACATCAACACCCCATGGAGGGGCTTTACCATCCCACCATTTCCAATCACCATCAAAACCAAAATCAGATACTTTCTGCATATACAACATTTCATGGGTCAACTCACTAGAAAACACATTAATCCCTGGGGACCAAGGATGTTCTCATCTAGACTCATAAAACCATTGCATAAAGGCACCAAAA